CGTTGAAACTAATTTAGGTAGTTTAAAATCACAACTTCGAGAAGCACAGGCAGAAGTTGCTGCGATGTCAGAAAAGTTTGGCGCTACATCTCAACAAGCTGCAAATGCTGCTAAAAAAGCTGCCGAATTAAAAGATAAAATAGGTGATGCAAAGGCTTTAACAGATGCTTTTAATCCTGACGCTAAATTTAACGCGTTATCTTCTTCTATTGGTGGCGTTTTAAATGGTTTTCAAGCGTATCAAGGCGCTTTAGGTTTAGTGGGTGTTGAAAGTAAGGCGGTTGAGGAACAATTGCTAAAGGTTCAAAGTGTTATGGCTTTGTCTCAAGGTTTACAAGGGCTTGGAGAGGCTAGAGATTCATTTAAACAACTAGGTGCTGTTGCTAAAAATGTTTTTGGAAGTATTAAAGGTGCTATTGGTGCAACGGGTATCGGTTTACTTGTTGTTGCTGTGGGTGCGCTTGTATCTAACTGGCAGGAACTTACTAAATGGGTAGAGAAATCTTTTCCAGCATTCGCAAAAATTGGGGAATTTTTTAAGAATTTCAGACAAGTTGCAAGTGGTACTATTGATTCTGTTATTGCTGGGTTTAAAGCTGTTGCGCAAGTAGTAGGGGATATTTTTAGAGGGGATTTTTCTAAGGCTTTAAAAGATGCTAAGGAAGTAGGTAGTAAAATGTCCGAAGCATATAACAAAGGTTTTGACGAAAAAGATAGAGAGTTAAAAACTGAAAGGTATATCAAACAAAAAGAATTCGAATTAAAACTTGAAAAAGCAAAAGGTAATGATATATTAGATGAGCAATTAAAATTACAAAGGAAACAATTATCATTATTAGATAAAGGAAGTGAGGAGTACAACGCTAAACTAATAGAAATTGAAGAAACTAGAACATCTATTAGAGAGCGTGAACAAGCTAAACAAGACAAACTAGAAGAAGAATATAAAATAAAGCGTGAGAAACGTCTAGAAGACCAAAGAAACAAAGAGGAAAAGGCTAAATCAGATTGGGAAAAAAGACAAAAAGAATTAGTTGATAATCAAAAATCATTAGATGAAGCGTTAAGAGAATCAGACGCTAATAGAGAAGCTGAAAAAATAGCACTTGCACAAGCTGAAGAAGAAAGAAGAAAAAAATCTTTAGCTTTAATGGTAGAAAACGCTAAAGAGCAAAAAAGAATAAATGAAGAAGAAATTGCTGCGGCTAAACTTTTACAACAACAAAAAATAGACGCTGTACAAAATGGTTTAACAACAATTGCAAATCTATCAGAGTTATTTGCTAATGGTTCAAGAGCGCAACAAGAAAAAGCGTTTAAAATTCAGAAAGCTGCTAACATAGCAAACGCAACAATAGATACTTACAAGGCTGCGACTGGTGCTTATGCTTCATTATCTAGCGTTCCTGTTGTTGGTCCTGTTTTGGGTGCTGCTGCTGCTGGTGCTGCGATTACTGCTGGGTTACTTAACGTTAAAAAAATAGCATCTCAACAATTTGGTGGTGGTGGCGAACAATCTTCATCTAGTGGTGGCGGTTCAGCACCTACAACTGCGCAAAGTGGTGGAATAGCACCAACATTTAATATAGTAGGTAATAATGGAACGAATCAACTTAAACAATTACAACAAGCACCCGTACAAGCGTATGTTGTTAGTGGGGAAATGTCAACACAACAAGCACTTGATAGAAATAGATTACGAAATGCAACATTATAAATAATTTAAGTTATAATAATATGAAAAAAGATTTGCAAAATATAGAATTAACTATAAAAGATGAGTTAAATCAAGGTGTTTTCGCTATTTCATTAGTAGATAAACCAGCTATTGAGGAAGATTTTATAATGCTTAATGCCTTAGAAATTGAGTTAAAGGTTGTCGATGAAAGTAAACGTGAAGTGGTAGGTTTGGCTTTAGTACCGAATAAGAAGATTTTAAGACGTATTAAAGATAAAGATTTCACTATCTCATTCTCTGAACAAACAATTGAGAAAGTTCAAGAATTATATTTAAGAAATTTACGTGCAAATAATGTAACGGTAGACCACGAAAAACCAGTTGATGGTGTATCGTTAATTGAAAGCTGGATTGTTGAAGACGAGAAAAACGATAAATCTAACATATATAACTTAAATGCTGTTAAAGGTGCGTGGGTAGTTAAAATGAAGATATACAACGATGAAGTTTATGAAGGTGTAAAGCTAGGTAAGTTTAACGGTTTTTCAATAGAGGGTATGTTTGATGGATTAGAGCAATTAAATATGTCAGAACAAACAGAAGAAGAACAACTAATTGAAGAAATCAAACAACTTTTAGAAAAACTATGAGTGAAATACCATATTTTGTAAGGTATAAAGATGTCACTACATTAGATAGTACGGATAGTCTATACTTGGACGACGCTACTAGTGATATTCCTAAAAAAATATTGTATAGTGATTTTACAAGTTCTATATCTACGAATATTGCTACGGGAAATATAATTTTTGTAACTACGAAAACAGACTTACCAACTGCGGTGAGTGGTGTAATAACTTTAGAGTCGAATAAAACATATTTCTTTACTACTACAGTAGATTTAACAGGAGATAGATTGGTATGCGGTGCAAATACTACTATACTAGGTGGGTCGTCTGAGAATTGTGTTATTAAGTCTACTGGGTTAAGTAGCTCAACAGCATTAATTACATCGGTATATTCTTTACCTATTCGTAACATTACAATCACTCACGGTACTGCTTTAAATTTAGATGGTGATGGTACTACTACTGCATTAGATTGGTTCGGTGTTAACTTTACTGATTGTGCTACAGTTGGAACGATTAAAGACTACACGAACTTTATTATGCAAGACTCTGCATTCTTAAATAGTGGAGGTCTAACATTGGATGGTTCAATCGGTACTGTTGGATTCACACAATGTTTATTTGATTGTGCTACAACGACTACAGGGATAACTATTGCATCTACTGCTAACATTACGCGTAGATTTAGAATCATATACTCTTCATTCGTTACATTATCAGGTGAAACTAGTATCAATGTAAGTTCTAGTGCTACAATTGGCAACGAAAGATACATACTAGATACGGTAAACTTCAGTGGCGGCGGCACATATATTGCTGGTGTAAACGATACGAGTAATAAATCCCTATTTATTAATTGCGTGGGGATAACAAATACAGCTGTAAATGGTCAACTTTATATGCAAGGTAACGCCACTGCAACCGTAATAAGTGCTGCAAATACTTTCTATAAAGTGTTAGGCACAACAACTGCGAGTGCTGACAACTCAAAGTACACACACACAGATAATAGACTTACAAACGATGCTGCAATTAGTCGTAAATACTTAATTCAATGTGTACTTTCGTTTACATCTTCAGCTAACGATGTATGTGAGTTTGGTTTTTATGATAGTAAACTAACAGCCATAAGAACACCATCAAGGACAAAGGCTACTAGTAACGCTTCAGGAAGGGCGGAAAATGTTTCTTTCTCGTGTGTAGTATCCCATATTCTTGGGGACTATTTAGAGATACATTGTTCTAACACTTCAGGCGCAAGGAATATTACGGTAGACCAATTAAATTTCATAGTAACAGAAATAAAATAAATAAATATGGCGAAAAAAGAACCAAAATTAAGTCCGACAAACTCAAAGAGAGGGTGTCAATGTGCTGATGGTACATACTCAAAAGAATGTTGCGATGGTACGTTACCAGCTCAAGGAGTAGGAGCGTTAGTTGAACAGTCAACTGCAACGGTGCAAAACGTTAACAATGAACGAGTTATAATTAATTCAAGAGGGTAAAATAAAACAGTAATTAAATATCAAGTTATATAATTATGAATAAAGAAGTAAAACAAGCAATTAATACAATTAAAACTTTCTTAGGTATGGAGGTTAAATTGGAGGAGATGAAATTAGCTGATGGGCAAACAACTATTCAAGCTGATTCGTTTGAAGTAGGACAAGCAGTTATGATTGTAGTTCCTGACGCAGAGGCTATTCCATTAGAAGTAGGAGAGTATGAACTAGAAGATGGACGTATCTTAGTAGTTCAAGAGGCTGGTGTTATAGCTGAAATTAAAGAGAAAGCTATGGAAGAAGAAGAACCACAAGAAGAAGAAATGCCTGTTGAGGCTGATACAACACCTGAGGTTACACCTACGCAAACAGCTAAGAAAATTGTTAAATCAACTATTGAGGAGCAACACTTTTCTAAAGTTGAAGAATTGGAAGCTAAAATAGTTGAATTAGAAACAAAAATCGTTGAATTATCAAAAGTTGAAAAAGTAGTTGAGGAAACTATCGAGTTGGAAACTGTTAAACCTATCACTTTCAATCCTGAGAACGAAACAACTTTTGAAAGTATTGATTTAGCACCTAAAAAAGCTAGAGCAACAAGAGATAAAATACTAGAAGAAATATATAACAATAAATAAATAAATAAAAGATGGCTACGACGACTTCTATTACGACTTCTTATGCAGGTCAAGATTCAAAACTATGGGTAAAAGCTGCCTTGTTAAGTGGTAACACTTTAGCAAATGGTGGTATGACAATTATCCCAAACATTGCGTACAAAACAACAATGTTTAAACTTGGTACAGACGGACTACTTAAAGATGCTACCTGTGATTTTTCTGCAACATCTGAGGTTACTCTTTCTGAAAGGTCATTAACTTTGGAGCCTTTCCAAGTAAATTTACAATTGTGTAAGAAAGATTTTTTAAGTACTTGGCAAGCTGAAGAAATGGGTTACTCTGCTAACAAAGTATTAGCTAAATCTTTCCAAGATTACCTATTAGCTTATGTTACTGAAAAAGTAGCTGAATCTGTTGAAACTTCTATTTGG